TACCAGTGGGATAACAACCTACTGTCCCGCTTGCTGCCCGACCGCGAAGGTGTACTTCAGGTGCTGCCTTTTTGCAACATCCTGTTCTACCCAACTAGCCGTATTCGCACCGAAGACGGAACGTACCGCATCGGCATGCGCATGCACTTACCCAACAAGAAGGTGAGAGATTTTGAAATCCCCGCCGAGTCTATGGCATCGCAGACCGACATGCTCCGTGGCATGGCCAAGTATGAGCTGATGCAGAGCAACAACAAAGACGCAGGAGTCCACATGTCAGCGTACCTAAGAGACCAGTTAGAAGACCTCAAGCGCAAGGTAGAGGAAGTGAGCACCATGACCAACTTTGGTTGGAAAGACGACGGCTCGTTCTTACTAGGAGACCGTCTGTACTGCAAGGACGGCGCGGTCAAGAATGTATTGGTGAGTAACGGCGCAGCCAAGTACTCAACGGCGATGTCTCCCCCCCGTGGAACAATCCAAGGATACGCGGACGCCCTCAACTTTATGTACAACCGCCCGCACCGCGAGCACTGGCAGTACGCTGTATGTTCTGGGTGGGGCTCAGTCCTTACGCCGTTCTGCGAAGAGTTGTTTAAGGGCTTGCTGCTGGCGCTGTCTGGCGGAGACACCGGTAAGGGCAAAACTACTGCTTGCTACGCGTCTCTGTACGCCTTTGGCGACGCTGAGAAGATGACCCTTAAGTCTAAGGACGGTTCTACCAGTAATGCGCTGTGGGCCTTCCTAGGCGTCTACAAAAACGTACCAGTGCTACTAGACGAGTTCACTAACATGGACGCCAGCGAGTTTAGTAACGTGGCGTACGGCGTATCCCGTGGTGAAGAGAAGGTTCGGCTGACTTCCAAAGGTGGCACCGTGATGTTTGCGGACAGCGCCGAGTGGAGACTTTCCCCGTTTTTAACCGGCAACCGCGACTTTCACGGCCTGCTAGCTACGTCTCAGGCTAACTCACAAGCTGAAGCCGTGCGCCTAATACAAATTAACATCGACAGCTACCCAGTAATTCCACTGCACCCAAACCCACAAAAGGAAGCCCTTTTGGTTCAGGAAGCTGCGGACGCGCTAAAAGCTAACAACGGAAGCGCTGGCGAGGCGATGATTAAGTACGTAGTGACACACCAAGCTGAAGTGGCTGACCTTGTACGCAAGACGGCCAGTGAGCTAGCGGCTTCCCTGCCGGGCACCAAGTACCGCTTCTACCGAAGCCATGGGGCTTGCACAAACGTTATTGCGAAGATAGCCAAGGACTTAGGCATATGCGACTTCGATTTAGTTGCTCTGCGAGAGTACACAGTCACCTTACTAACTGAGCTAGCCCAGACCGTTACGACTACCAACAGCGTGTCTAGCGCCGACGCATTCAGCCAGATGATGGCAACGCTGTCTAGCCGCATACTGGTAACGTCAGAGTTCCGTGACAAGCGCCATAAGAACGGCCCCGAGACGCCGCGTAATCGCGTATTTGGCGATATTGTTGGTCGGTACGTACTAGGTACACCCTCCAGCAAGGAGTTTGCCGGGCACATCATCCTGAACCAGAAGGAAGTCAAAGACTGGTGCATGAAGAACCGGGTAGATTACAACGCCATGATCGGTCAGTTGGAGAGTGACGGCGCGTTGATTAAGAAGTCAGACCGCATAACTATCACTCGCGGCACGGATATACCGGTAGTTCAGGCTAGGTGTATTGTGGTAGACGCCAATAAAATTGACCGTGAGGCTATTAGCCTAGTGCCCCCTACCAACGGGCTTGCGCACGACGCAAAGATTGCAGTATGATTAGCTTACTCGTTGTCATGGACGGGTTCTCCCTTGGTTGAGAAAACCTTAACCCCCACCCCTAAAAAGGTGGGGGCTTTTTTTACTTCTTAGAAGTAGACTTCTTACCTTCGAAGCGCTTCTCCATTGCGGCGTAAGCTTTTTTAGATGGCGCCATTTTCTTCTCGGCGGCTTCCATCTTTTTAGACTCGCCCTTGCCGAACGGGTTTGGTTTCTTAGCTGCCTTCACCATTACTTTCTTGCCGTACATCATTACATACTCCTAGGTTAGTTAGCGATACTTCGCGGTTTTTGCAGCAACCTTTTTGGGCTGAGCCACAAACTGTTTACCCTTGGCAGTACCCGCGCGTTTTGCGCGTGTTGTCGCAGCGTACTCAGCAGGGCTGAGGCTTTTAATCGCAGACTCAGGAAGGTACCGCTCACCAGTGTCAGAAGATTTTTTACCACTTTTGGTTCCCCAATTTTGATTGCCCCAGTCTTTCAGGGATTTCTGGGGGGTTTTCATTTCTTTTTCTTTGGCGGCGTATGTGTCAACACCTTGCTGGTCGGTGTGTGCTTGGCACCAGTCATTAGCGTGCCGCCCACCTTGTGGGTGCCGCCTTTGTACAGCTTGCCGTCTGGGGTGTAGTGTGTTTGGTTCTTACTCATTTATAGCCTCCGCCTTTTGCTTTGTAATTTTTTGCCAGTAGCTGTGCTTTTCTAGCGCTCCATTGCCCTGCACCCGTACCCTGCACAGCTCGCGCTTTGATAGACTCAAACAGCGCCTTGCGCATTGTTGGCTTGGTGTAAACACCCGCTGAATTAACCGTAGATTTTTTAGTCGTCATGGGCCTGCTTCGTGGCGTTATTAAGTCTATCCAGCTTACGGTCTAGGCGATCAAACCTGTCCATTAGCTGCTGCATATCCGCGCGGAATTCTGAACGGGTAATGTGGTCTCTGGCTACTTCTTCGCGGGTGCGGTTAAGCAAAATACCCAAGCGGTCGATCTCATCGAATCTGCTTTTAAGTAAAAACCCCATGACTGCTACTACCGCACTAAGAATTACGTTCCAGATCATTAAATCCATTTAGGGTTACCACTTTACTTTGTGCGACCAGTAGCGTGCGGACAACTTATCTGGGCTGGAGTCTTGCGCGTTATGGCGGGCGTAGTATGACTTTTTACGCGCCTTGTCTTTCTCAGACGTGGGGCTTGCACCCGCACCTTTTACACCTTGCTGCCCGAAACGAATTGTCTTCACTTCGTCCCCCAATTTTGCCACAACAACGTGGCTTTTGGTAGGGTGGCTAGGCGTTGCTTTAGGCTTGTTGTAGCCTGCAACGCCTACTTTTGCTAGGCGTGGGTCTTTAGTTGCCATCTTAGTTCCTTACAGTAGCGATTCAGCTGCGCGCTGGTTACTCTTGTTAAATTGTACGCCGCCCACAGTTCGACGCTCACGATCAACCTGCCTCAGAGGGGCGCGTAAGAGTCCGGAGATTGCTTGCCTACGGAAACCATTTGTGTCGCGCTTGTCCTGCAACTTCTTCCACTCTTCCCTAGCTTCTGCCATACCACCTTTGTCTTTTTCGCGGGCCGCTTTAGCGTAGTCAGACTTGATGCGAGACGACTCAGAGTTCAAGCTCTTCTCCATGTCGCGCAGGGCTTGCTGTTTCTGATACATAACAGACTGTTTAACTGGCGAGATACCTATGGATTTCCACAAAGTGTCCAAAGCGCTTACTTCTTCGGCAGACATGGTTATATCGCCGTTGCGCCTAGTTAGGCCTGAGAAAGCAAAGCGACCGGCTTTCAACATGTCGGCGATACCCTTGGGCATTGTCTGCTCAACACCCTTGTACCAATCACCCTGCGCCATCAAGCCGACACCGTCAGCAATCTTCACGGTCATGCCGCCAGAAGCACCCAAGAAAAACTCCCCGACCGCCTGAGCTTGGCCGGATGTAGTCGTCAGGTCAGCGCGACTATAAGGCATTAGAGACAGTACGTTACCAGCTCCCACTTTGCCGGAGATGTCTGCGCCAACAAGCGTAGGAGTGCCGTACATAATCAAGTCGGCTACGGTCTCCCCAAAGTTGCTTACGAGTGCGTTGCGCACTTTAGACTCGGTGGGGGTCTCATCGTCATCGTCCCCAAACAAAGCACCTATCGCCCAAGCTATAGTGGTGAACAGCGGAACGCCTTTTACACCGGCTAACGCGGCAGTGTGGGCCAGAGAATACCCAAGGGCTTGTCTCGCAGCAATTTTATCGTCCCCGCGAAAAGAGTTGTCGAGCAGCTTCGCGTAGTAGCCCATCTGTATAAGCTGAAACTTTCGGAATTGCAGAGCTATCCGCCCAAAGTTGGTGTTGAAGACACGCGGCGCGTTAAACGAAGAGTAATCCCCGTGGCTGTCCTGCAGGATTTTTTCTGCGTACTTCAAGGACTGCGCTACGTCTCCGCTTTTTGCAAACTCCAACCTGTACGAAGCAGCAGCAGTAGACACGCGGTTTATGGCCTCAACTTTTTGCACCATCAGGCGCAAGCCCTTATCCACGGCGTTCCATTTCTCGGCTACTTTACCCTCGCCACCAACTCGGAACTCGCCCATTTCGGAGTCAATACCCAAGTCGATCATATCCCGGTTGGCCAGTTCTTTAATGGCAGGACGGACATCAGCTGGTACTTTGTCAAAGTCAAACTGCTGAGTAAACACGCTAGCGCTTTTTATCATCTCCCCAAGTTCTCCGTACGCGTCTGAAAGCGCCTTTGCAGACTTGAAGTACCCATGTCTACCCGCCATTAGTGGCTGAGACATTAGCCATGGCTGGGTACCGTTTTGGAGGTAGTAGGCAGGGCTAGTTGCCAAGTAGTGAATTGACGACATCCTGAGCAGCTTGCTTATCCACGGATTAGATGTGTAGTCCATAGTCTGCAGGTAGCGGCGAACCAGTTCGTTGCGCAGCTCAGTTTTGCGCAGGGTGTCCCCGCCGCTAGTAGACTCAGTCTTGGCGCGTCGTAGCGCCGCTTGGACTTTAGGGCCAAACTCCGCATTAGCTATAAAGGACGCATCCGCCATTCCCTGCGAAGCAAAGGAGCGAACCATGTCTACCTCGCCGTCAACACCCTTGCGGCGCATCTCAGATTTGCGAGCGCCGCCGTCGGCCAAAGCGTTCAAGTACAAGTCCGCAATAACGCCGGATAGTTTGCCCGCCGCCTTTGCGTCTACATCGTCTAAGTCCCTAGCTGCTTCTTTCAGCTTGAGAAGCTCCTTCAGCGAACTAGTGTTGTTGTAGAGGTTGTCGACCTGCTGGTCTAGCGCACCAATGTTTATGGTGTCGAACGAACCCTGCTCATCTAGTTGACGCTGGAGTGCGCGAGCCTCGCCTTTGCTGTCGGTAAAGGTTACGTGGTAGTGGTCTCCACTAGATTCCAGTTGCGCTATCGCCTTAGCGTCTTTAACCTCTGCGTTTTCGGCGGCAATGTAAGCCTTTGACTTGGCCACTACCACGTAGTTACCTGCACGCTTTATAGGAGCGTACGGCTTGCCTTCGCTTATCTTAAACAGCGACTCGTACTTTTTGAGAGCGGCAGCTTTGTCTCTTGTAAGACTAGCCGCTTTGGTGGTGTTTCCAGCGGCTACAGCGTCGGCAATACGACCGTCATATGAAGTCTGGGTGGCGTCAAGCACAGTTTTCTTTTTTAGCGCCAGCATCTTGTCGCCATGAGCAAACACAGCCTTAACAAATGCCTGACTTTCCGGGGACAGTAGTGCGAACCTAGCTGCCATCTCTGGGTCAGCAAATTTTCCGTAGCCCCACTTGCCTTCTCTAGTAGAGTCAAACAAAAAGCGGTTAACGCTGCGCGTACCAGTGCCTCGGTCTACTTCTGGAAGGTCTAAGTACATCTCCAAAATTTTGTTAATGTTGGAGGTGAGTTCGCCCGTACGTGTCTTGGTGTCTTTGAGGTGCCGGCCAATAAGCTCTGCGGAACCAACACCGGCTTTCACAGCGCGCTCGATTAGGTCGCTAGTAAAACCTAGGGTATCGAGCGTTTTGTTTCCGAAATCCATAAGCGCGTCAACAGAATTCCTTACCGGGTCTTGTAGCGCTTTTGGTAGTTTGTCTATGTTGCGCTTGGTTGTTCTGGCTTTGCGTCGGATGCTTCCCGCAGGAACGTTCCTCGGGGCTCGAATATCGCTTTGATTGGCTTTGGGTTGCGTTGTTGCTTCAGGCGCTGCTGTAGCGCTCGCTGTGCTAGCTGGTCTACTAGCTTTTGATTTCTCTGCTTCATATACATCCTCTATAAAATCAAATGCGAATGGCATTGTATTAGCTAGCTCTTCGCGGAGTACTGGGTCGGAACGCGCAGCCCACAGTTGAGCAAATAGCTCTTCACGCATGCGGTCTGTTTTTGTAATGTTGCTGCCCAGCGGGTAAGCGAAGTGCGCAGTTAGCGCAGCACTGGTGTTGTTTTCTACGGCAGTAATGATGTCTCTAGCTACGGCCCCCATGCCACGGGCTTTGCCCTCAACTATGCGCACGTTTAGCTGAGCTACGCCAGAGTAAACACCGGCGTCGTCGTATACGTTGTCGGCTACGTGGCCTATCTCATGGTTGGCGGATAAGAACGCGCTGTTCTCTACACCCAGCACGCCGAGACGGAACGCCAAGACTCGCTTACCGTCCAAGGGGAATACAGCCGCGTCGAAGTCTACAGAGTTGTCCACCACAAGCCAGTAGTCTACTGCGTCCATGAGGTGAGACATACCGTCTTTCTCAAATGCAGATAGCGAGCGATCAATTCCGGGGTAGCGGCGAAGGAGCTCTGGCGTAGTCCGCACACCACTGAAACTAATGTCATCCGCCGTAATGCCTACACGCTCTCCTACCTGCACTTTACGCATATCTGCGTCGTTAGCTACCGGTATTGTCGTGTTTTGGATTTTCGCCAGCATTAACGTTACGTCTGCAGGGCCCCAGTTAGCCTCACCAAACTCAATAAAGTCTTGTTGTTGGTCTCTAGTCAAGTTTTCAAACAGAGGGCCGCTATCGTACGTCTGTACTTCAGCGTCCCACGCGCGCTCCGCCGCCATAAATGGCGTCTCCACGAAGTTAGCCATCTCCGCCCGTTGTTTATTGACATCCTCCATGAGGGACGATAGCTCTCTAATATCAGAAAGGGCTTCTTCGTTGGAGATAGCCTCTGCTCTGGCTACCAAATCGGCACCCTCTCGCTCCCCGGCTAACGCCGCGTCGGCGTCTTCAGAAATAGCTATGTACTCCCGCAAGTAGCTATCTAACTGAACAGCAATGCTTAGGCCAGCAACTCGACCTTGGGGGTCTCTAGCTGCGGACTCCAAAGATTTATCCGCACGCTCCATGAGCATGCTTAGACCGCGCAGCTTAGCGGCCGCTTCCCTCACCGCAGAGATATTTTCTGCAGCTACAGCCTTAGCCAGCTCATCAAAGCCAGCCAAGTCTTCGGCGGCGTCAGCTTTTTCTTTTAGCTTAGCGGCCAAGTCAATTATTTGCGCTCCTTTCTTGGGGGCCGTAACTTGTTTCCTAGTTACTACCTTTGGTGTCGCTGCTTTAGCATCCGTCGGTTTTCCTTTTTTGGCAGCGAGCGCCTGCGCGTTGACTTGCGCCATCTTAGCGTCTAGGGCAGTTTGTGCTTTATCTAGCTCACCGCGTATTTGGGCTACAGCTTCTGCATTACCTAGGGCCTCAAACTCTGCCAAGGCATTTTCTAAGGCATCCAACTTATCAGCAAGCGCAATAATCTGAGTGGCTGGCGTAGCGTCATCTTCTAGTTCAGCCCAGTAGCGACTGTCGTCCATACCAAAACCACCGTTGCCCTTCTCGTCGGCAGTAAAACCAGCCGTAGCTAGCTCAGCACTCATATTCGCACCCTGCGCCTTAGTAGCGTCAGCGATTTCGCTTTCTAGGGAGATTCTTTGGTTTTGTAGCTCTAATCTAACTTCAGGAGTAGTTGTAGCCCCTACTGCAGTAGCCTTAGTAATCTTTGCGTTTACTTTCTTCAGGCGCTCTTTTAATTGGCTGGTCGTCGTAGCGTCAGCTCCGGCTGCAGCCTTGGTAGTGTCTCGCACGTTAAATGCTAAGCGCGCTTGCTCCGCACTAAAACCCATAGCGCCAGCAGCTTTTACCAATTCAGTGGGATTGCCTATCTTGGCCAAATCCTTGTCTTTTATTCCATATTTACTGGCTATTGCCTCTTTTAGCGCCGCCTTACCCACAGAATTAGGAGCGCGAAGCACCGCAAGGTACTCGTTAATAATGGCGCGATCACGGTCTTTATTCTGCGAAGACGCAAGCCTAGCCTCAATTACAGCTTGTACTGCGGCTTCGTCCAGCTCCACTTCATCTGCACGGCTACCCTCCTGCTCTTGAGCAACGACGTTGGCTAACCCCTCTTGGCCTGTCATACGGGCAATTTCTAGGGTGTTCTCGTCTACTGTGTCGGCTTCAAATGGAGCCGCAGTGTTAGTAGGTGCTACAGCAACAGTAGGGGTAGTAGAAGAAACGGTAGGCGCTACAGTGGGAGCTCGTTTACGGGGCACAGTTGATACAACATTAGCTTCTCCAGCTGTGGGTACTGTTCCGAGGTCAGCTCCAGATTGTCCGACTCCAGCAGGAGCAAGTCCTGCAGCTCCCACGCCTCCGAGAACGTCAACGCCCCCAGTAGGTAGCAATCCTGCAGCTCCAGAGACAGGGGTAGTTGTTTGGCTGACATTCCGTACCTTTGCTAATTCCGCCTCTGCGTACAGCTTTGTAAGCATGGCGTCGGCGGCTTTGAACTTAGAATCCTGCAGCAGCGTAAGAACTGGCGCAGTAACATCCTCCGGCAAGCCACTAGCTGAAATCTTGTCTAGTACGTCGGTAGCTTTCTTGGATGCACCACGCTGGTATGGGTTTACTCCGGCGTCAATCAGGCGCTGCTGCGCTGGCGTAAGAATTTGCTTGGCGGCGTTAGGCTTAGCTTCTGTCTCTGTGCTAGGGGGCGAGAAAGGTACGCCAGCTTGCATAAGCATGGCTTCACCAACGCTGAGTTCGCGCTCGACACCGGTCGCGGGGTCATTGGCAAACTGCCCGCTGGGTTCAGCAAAAGCTTCCTCAAACTGAGCCGCGTATGATTTTGCCTTAGTTTTTTTGCTTGCTTCTGACAGACCTACTTCGGTTTCTCCTGCCGGGACACCCATTTCCTCAAGTCTAGCAGCCGCAACTAGCTGGTTGATTTGCTGTTCTAGAGACACACCCTCAGCCCTACCCATGGCGCTTTCGCTGCCATAAGTTTTACTCAAATTAGCGTACTTTTCCAACTCAGACAGCGCATCATTGCGCGCATCTTCGGCAGTTAACTGTTCGTTAAACCAAGAACCTACGTCAGCATCCGCTACACCCTGCTCCCGAGCGGCGGACATAACCATATCCTGAGCCAAGGCCTTAGCTTCTGGCGGAGCATCCGGATTTTCCAGTGCATTTTTAAAAGTTTTAGCGCGGTTTGTACGGGACTTGGCTTGGCCAACGAACAGCGGGCCTAACAAAACACCCATGCCAAAGCCACCTTTGGCGGACTCAATGGCGGTTTCTAACGCCGAAGAATCCGGGGTTACGCCAGCGTCTACTTCAACGGCGCGAGTGAGTAAATCCTGAGTTGGCTCAGTAATTGTGTTTAGCGCAACAGACTTAACGTACGCCTTACCGGCGTCTTTCCACGCGGTTGGGTTGGCTAGCGCTTTTGCTACGCCCTTAGTTGTCACGGCTTGCCCAGTTACCCCGAGAGACTTTGCAAGACCTACGCTGAGGTCTTTGACTGGTCTAGCTAAACCAGCAGTAACTACGTTAGTAGCGGCCTCAAGACCGCCCTGAATACCAAAAACTTTAGTGGCCGCAAGGTCTGCTTCTTCTTGCGTACCGCCAGCCTCCAGTACTTTTTTACGTGTGTCAAAGGAAGAAGACCCGCCATACTGCCCAAACGCTAGGGCCCCCCCAAGGTAGGGGTTAGCAATAGTAGTAACTAGGGATGGCAGCGCCGCGCCCAAGCCTCTAGCACCCATACCGAGTACTTCCGACACGACACCTTGATCTCTAGTATCTGGCTCAAATCTAGACTGGCGCTTTTGGGCGGAGTCTACTAGCCCTCTAGCCGTTGTAGCGGCTGACTCCGCATCACTATAGGCAGACGGGAAAAACCGGTCAATTCCAATAGTGTCCGCAACTCCCTTTGCGCGGGACTGCAAGTCTAGGAAGGCTTTGCCTACTTGCTCGGGGGCATCTACAGTAAGACCGCCCATAAACTGCCTACCAAAACCGGCCAAGCCTCCTTCAGGGGCCACGCCTAGCATTTCCGCAACCTGAGAGTAGGAAGCCCCACTGAGCCTAGCAGCTTCTCCTATCACCGTGGCGTCGTCAGCGTTTTTTAAGTTGGGAAAAGCCTGTCGTAAGCGATCAATATTTGCCATCGGGGAGCCTTTTTATAACAGGCCCTATTGTGTCAGACCTGCAGCCATTGCGCTATTGGTTTTGCTGCATCAATTTTATCAGCCTACTAATGTTGTCTTCCGGCGCGGCGCGACCAGTTACTGCCGCCGCCATGGCCCGAACTGCTGCTCCAACTTCCGCTGGGTCTGCTGAGGGGTCTACAGCCATGATGCGAGAGGCGGCATTTAGATAGTCAGCTTCCGTTATTTTACCGGACGCCTGTAGCTGCTTAATTTTCAGCTCCTCTTTCAGAATAGCTTCCTGTAGCGGCGCAGTTTGCATCGTCCGCCACTTATCTAATGCGGCTGTGTCTTCGGCCAAGCCAATACGCTGCGCACCTTGGCCTTCAGTAACTAGGTTACTTCGTGCGGTTTCCGCCATACTCTGCGCACCTTGGGCTAGACGTGCAGTCTCCATGTTGTTGCTAAAAGACTGCTGGCTAAAGTTGCGTAGCGCCGCTGAGTCTTGGAACGTCTCCAAGGTGGCGCGCATCTCATCAAGGCTGCCAACTTTAATTGGGGGTAGCGCCCTACCGTCGTCGGTCTGGCGACTGACGGTAATAGCGCCGTCTTTACCCTGCGTGACGGACGTTACTTTAGCGCCGTCTAGAACATACTTATCATAGAACCGGCCGAAAGCGTCTAAGCTGCCGCTAGCTATGGTTTTTCGCAAATCAGCCCCCAAGGTTCGCTCGTTAGCTTTAAAAACGTTGTCCTGCATCTTAAAGTACGAATCAGTTACTTTGTTCGCCTCATCAAACAAACTAGCACTTTGGAACGCACCAATTCGGTTTTGCATGATGGCTAATAAGTCTTCAGTGCTAAGGTTGCGGGGGTTACCCTCTGCGTCAGTAGAAAGCCCCTTGGCAAAATCGGCGGTAGTTTTATTTGCGACTTCGATACTATCGGCGAGCTTCTGCCCGCGCTGCAGCCCTTTGATTTCTAGGCCGGTGGCCTCCATTCTTTGCGCATCAGCACGCAAACTTCCAGCCTTTTCTGGCTGCCCCATGGATTCGTAGGCTTGGGCTTGCGCCTGCATAACCTGCGGCTGCGCCACCACGCTGGCTTCTTGGCGAGTGCCGTAGTTTATGCCTCTGCTACCAACAGAAAAGTCTGGGGCTGTCAACCCTTGGCGGCGTTGAAGTTCCGCTATAGATGGGTCGTACTGCTGCGCAGCCATCTCGGGGGTCATACCACCCTGAATAGCTTGCTGCTTTAGCCCTTGAACTTGTGTTACGTTATCACTTAGCTGGGGGCCGTACTCACCCTCAGTCACTCGATACTGATCTGCAGCGCGGGACAAGCCCTCTTTTAGTTGGCGCTTCTCTCGGCCATCTATTATGCGCTGCGCAATGTCAGAGCCTGCGCGAAAACCTGATGCCCATCCCATATTAGACCTCCATCATTTCTATGCCTAGCATTGAGTAGTTGACAGCCTTATATCCGTCATCTTTAGTAATTACCGCATCTGGGTATTTAATCTCTACGTCCTGAGCCATAACACCTCGGAACACCCTGCCGTCACCGCCTATGTACTCGAATTCATACATAGGTAAACCAAGAGACTCGTACAGGCCAACCTGAGTTATGTTCTTCTTGAGGCGGGCGTCAGACGCGTACGCAGTTGCGCCAGCGCCAATTAATGCCCCGTAGAATTCACCACTAGCGTTCATACCGGCGTTGTATACGCCAGCCTGCGTATTAGCCATATTTCCGTATGTGCTTCCTGCGTTAGAAAGCCCTGCTTGGTATTGATTGCCCGGCGCTTGGTACATGTTTCCAGCGGAAGTACCGGCCTGCGTTGCGCCCTGATACGCAGCAGTAGAGTTTGTGGCTAAGTTTCGACCAAGCCCGGCAGCGTCCACGCGGCGGGCAAAACCCATGCCTTCGGCTTGTGTTCGGGCGCTCGTCATAGCGCCTGCGCGTTGTGCCGACAAACCCAAATTACTGGCGTTTCTCATAGCCAGAGCACGTCCGGAGTTGGGGTTAATACCCATGGAGGCTAAAGACCTAGAGTTGGACGCCTCGGTGTTACTAAATGCGCGTCCGGCGGCGGCAGATGCGTCGCGTGCCAAGCCCTCTCGGTACCCCGCAGTACTAAAATTCTCCGCGTCCGCTACGAGCCCTCGCTCCAGTGGCCGGAATGTATCCTGCTGATACTGAAAGTAATCCTGCGCCTGAGTCATCTGCTGCTCTTGCGCGTCACGCATAGTGTTCGCCAGCCCCGTAAGTGTTGGCTTCATCTCTTCATACTGGCGTTCGGAGAAGTCTAGTTGCCTGTTAGCAACCCTCTCCATACCGCTATAATCTGGAGGCGGAGGACTAGATTTACCACCCATAATTTACTCCTTACGTAGCCAGCGACATTTGTCTGGCCACATCACAAGAACGTGCATATCGGCGTCTGGTGCGCCGTGCTTCATTATAAACTCTTCTTCAAAGCCGAGGTGCTTGTCAAACGCCAGTACAGCGGGTTCATTAGATGGAACCATGCCGGTCAGGCGCTTTAGTTTGCATCGGTTAAACGCGTAGTCACAGACAGCCTCAAACAGCGGGATAATAGCCTTCGTATATTTAGATATGGCTATGTGGCAGGTAGCATTAGACCCGTTAAAGTTGTTAAACACAACCCCCGCGATGATATTGCCGCCTGACTCCACGCCCATAGCGTAGAAGCTACCCCAGTCAGCCTTCTGCCCGACCTTAGCTGCCACCCAAGCGCCTACGCGCTCTTTTTGATCGAACACTAGGTCTGCCATGAGCTTCGCCGCTTACAGCTAACCACCAGTATAGACCGGTGTATCGTTTGGTATAGCCTGCGCAGACACCAAAAAGTTGTAGACCGCCCAAAAACGAGCAGTTTGGTCTTCCGGCAGTGATAAGTCCGCAGCTGGAAACTCGGTAGCTGCTTCCCCCTCAAATGTGAGCGAAATTCGCTGGGTGCTAAGGCCAGCATCAACCGGGTGAAATCTAAATGGTTTACTCATAGTCGCTCCTTACTGCTGTTATACAAGGTAATACCCCGATATTAGCGCGGTCAGTTGTGTATGGGAAGGTGTTTTCCGAAGTAAACCGCCCTTCATAGCCAGAAAACTCAATAAAAAAAGACTCGGGCGGGGTAAAGCCGAAGGGCAAGCCCGCTGCGGTGGAGCCCCAGTGGCTAAACCCGAAGATTACGGTAACGGACTCGTACGACAAAACGTCTCTATAGACTCCCGACTCGTGTAAAAGCCAATCAAAAAACACGGATGCGTCGGCGTTTATTCGCGCTACCCCTCTGCTAACCTCCCAGCTAGTTGTTTTTATGGTTGCGTAGATATAAATATTGCCGAAATAATAGGTATATATGCATCGCTGTACATACCGATAGGTACAAACTTGCTCATAGCCATACACTGGAACCTGTCTACACACATACTGCGTAGAACAAACAGTTTGAAAGCCCACAAAGGTGCAAACATCCTCGTATCCGCACCGCGTCTCATACCGGAAGAACCACTGGTCTTCGCAAACATATTCAAGGTTGTTCGAGCATACGAACTCAGAACCTTCAACAGGCAAAACATCTACCAATACGGTTGCAACCGAGTCCGTTTTTTGTGGGAACACTGGGCCGCTAGTGTACGCAACCATATCTGTACCAGACGCAGAATAAAAACTAGCGGCGCTTTCTGACAATAGTCCTATTACGCGGGCGTTAAGCACATCTTTAGCGGAGTCAAAGACCGGATTACCGGCAGAGTCGAACACCGAAACCCCATAACCGCTAGTAGAAGCCGCAGTTAATGGGATAAAAATATTTATTGGGCAGTTGTTTGTAGCCAGCACGGTAATCGTCCAATCCCCCGGCTCTCCTACTACAGACAGAACACCTGCAGAATTACCGACTCCGCAATTCACAAACACTAAAGGAAACCTACCAACGTCGGATGTATATGTACTTACGTTGCCTACCCTAGAGTTTGGATTTTTTGTAGCTACGAGTTCGTAGCATGGCGTCTCAGAAGTTACAAGCAGTGAGCCATCGCTAGCCCTAAAAATAGCACCAAAAGTAGTCATGGCTACCGCACAAAAACTAAAATTGACGCCGCAACATTGCCACCTGAAACTTCGACGCTTATAGACTTAGCTTCATTAGAAAACGCCGTAGTTATAGCGGGAAACTCTACAATAAAATCTGCGTTAATATCCTCCACTGGAGCGATAAAAGTCTGCACTTGCGTGACAAATTCAAATACGGGTGATGAGTACAACTTGGTAGTTGTTTCCCCAGTATGCGTAAACTCATCTATGTACGATACGCCTACGCTATCGCTACGGATTCTGCCTAGATCAAAGCCGTAACTCACGATGAAAGGTCTCCTATTTTTACGCGAAGGACGCCGCTGCTATCGAAAACCTTTATGCTTGCGCTTGTTATCTCCATGCGCTCCCCGGACTCTGAGCTTTTTACATCTAGCGCGCCTGAAAAAGTACCGTTAGCACCAGAAATATCTCCGGAAAAAACCCCCGTCGTGGCGTACACAGAGCCGCGAACAACCGCGTTGCTAAATTCCGCCGTGCCGTCAGCGTTAATATTAAAGCCCTGCGTGCCCGCTACATAGTTAGATGAGCGTATATACGTATCTGTCGACAGCGACCCAGCGGTTAGTTTGCCGACGTTGACATCTGCTATCTTGGTGTTGTCTATTGCAGCGTTGCCAATCTGCGCGCCGTTAATGGTGGCGTTGACTATATACGCGGCGTCTACATAGACCCCTGCAGGTACGACCACGTTATTGATATTGGCGGGGGTTGCCTGAACAGCAAAAGGTACTCGGCTAGCAATCTGCCACTGCGCAGACCCGTCCGCTAGCATAGTCCCAATCGCGCCTAGTGATGGCGCAGTCGTGCCGGTCGTACCAGACGATTTACACACAAGGACTTTGCTGTTGTTGGTAGATAACCGGACGAGTTGATGAACAGTGTACGCAGTAGAGTTGGCGCGAACAGGCACTGATGTCAGCGGAGCCTCAACCCCGAACTGATCTACTGAGGCAATGAATTTAGACTGGCCAGCCTCACTAAACAGGCCGATACCGGAAACAGAGCCGTTGTCGTCAATCTTGACTGTGTAAGAGGCCGCTAGCTCTTCGTTCACGCCGCGCTGCGCTGTGAAGCGCTGCTCTAGGGCGATAGACTCGTCGCCGTCTGAGATGGATACTTGCTTAACTGCAGAAGCAAAGGGAATGCCTACGTTCCACGTACCACCAGAGGCCTCACAGGCTGTCTTATTTCTAGAGTCAGTAGCTACCCCGCCTAGCGTGCAATATCCGATCTGAGCAGTTTCTACGTTTGTAACTCTAGCGTCTACCGCGGTTATAGCACCTTGAATAACGCCATCGGGTGAATACACCCAAGCCGTGCCGCTCCACAAGTACAGCTTATTACTATCATCAGTGTCTACCCACGCGTCGCCTTGCCGTAGCGGCAAGGTTGCTGAAGTCTCGGGGTCTGTACCCCGGTTTGTAGGCGCGCTAGCTTGACGAAACACTTTGGAGGCTACGTCGGCGTAAGCGCGCAAAAACGTGCTGGACGCAGAGATTGCGCTATTTGTATCCGCTGCGGTGTAGTAGTCTTCTACTAAAGTCGCATTTAGGGTAGCTATGTCGCCATTTACTCTGACGCCTAGGGTGAGGATGTCCTGCGCAAGCGCGGAGTTAGCGTCGGCTCGGGCCAACTGCTCGCGGCTAACAATGGCAAAGTTGTCTGAGACATCTGTGTCGGTAATATCTAGCCATGCGCTACCATCCCACTGGTATTGCTTGTACTTAGGAACTGAAAAGTCTGTGTCAAAGTAAGTCTCTGCGTAACTAACACGCGTGTCTACCCATATGTCATTAACCGCTGGGGACGTGGGCGCTGTAGTCTGCCTGTATATTGTGTTCTTACCGCTAGCCGTAGCCGAAACCGTGCTGATCTGGCTAGCTAAAGAGCTATCTGCGGTCGCCCGAGCTGTTCGCTCAGAGAACAAAAGGCCAGCCGTAATACTGGTGATGTCTGTACCGGTGTAGGTACCCCGCATCTGAGCCGCCAGTGTCTCCCGGCTAGTAACCTCAGCGCCCAAGTCCGTTAGCAGTTGAGAAACATCGCTAGCTATACTTACAACCGCGTCCGCAATTGATGTGTAATCGCCTATCTTTACCCAGTAGCTGGTGTTAGTCGGCAAGTTGCCCGTCGTAGCTGCGGTGGCTTTATACAGTCCGCTGTCATACTTAACAATGTCGTTTATTGCGTACGCTGCCGCGGCGTCGTAGTCGGGGTACGAGTTAATCGCGTCTATCTGCCCCTGAACCTGCGCTAAGTAGTAGGGAATTGTCCCAACTGTGGCGGAGTCTCCGTCAATTAAGTCTATGCGGCTGTTAAGGGCTGTAGACAACTGGCTGTCAGTAATAGCGCCCGACAATACGCCGAGTATATACGCGATATCGCCGCCAGTTGTAGCGGAAGTACCCTCCGTAGCGTTATACGACCCGGGTGTGTCTTGGGTGTTTACAAATCGGACCCAGTAGTACCGAGTGGCTGACGGGCCTAGCGCGTCAACGTATATAGCACCGGGGGATAGCCCCAACAAAACCGCGCTAGAAAAAGTATTAGTGCTAGCCCCCCAAACTTCGGCGTATGCGTGCCCTGCGTAAGCAGGTGCACCCCAAGTTACAATTACGTTCCGTATAGCTGCGGAAGCTTCCACGTTAGTTGGTGCAGGCGGCGTCGCTAAATACATCGCTACCGGAGACAAAAAACCTGCACTGTTTGTTGACGCTAAACCCGAAGATACTAGGTCGCCTACAGTCAGAAGCTTAGTGAAGCCCGTGCCGCCCAGTACGTCCCGCAAACGGTCTATAAAAAACCGAAGGTCTTGGGGTATCTGGGATTTTACGTGCGGTAGTTTTGCGTTAGACATTCGCTAGTTCGACCATAGATTGCGCAATTGCCACGGAAAAAATCTCCTTGTTGCCCTCTAGCTGAATTTCCCAGTCTCTTGCGGTAATGGCAGGCAGTCTAAATGGTACACGACTGGCGACCGTCTGTGTGTGAATAAGCACGCCGTCCGCATAAAACTTAGCCACAACACTGTACGACTCTGCCTCTACCTGCGCGCACGCCATAGTAGAGGGGGCTGGAAGCGAAATCTTCTTGGACTTCCACACATAGTCTAGCTCAGCGCCGTACCCCCAAGCCTTTATAGACCGGTCTGCAAACGCTAAAAACAACTTATCTACTACCAAGTCGGAGTAGCCAGCAGTAGCGTAAACGCTGTGCATCGCGAACTGCCCCGTAAGTAAGTCAAATACAAAACCACCTTGCGTAGACCCGTTGTCGTAAAACGCCACATACTTCATGTCGTGTTGGTAGGCGTGTATTGACGACGGCAAAAACTGCTCGCGCCACTGCTTGCGCGTAAACATAGCATCTGTGACAACCTTGGAGCCGTTACTAGAAAGCATAACCAAACCATCAGGGCTAGCGTAAAAAACGGAGCCCCCCATGCTAACTATGCTGCGCTTGGACTCACAGGCTTGCTGTAGGTCGGCCTGAACGGCGACCATGGAGTCGGGATGCGAGCCTTGTATGAAGTACGGCGTCCCTGTTGTGAGCACCGCCAGTGTGGTGTCCATCCTACCAAGGCCAACCACAGGGTAGTCAAGTGTCTGGCTGTACTCCACAGGCCACGCAAAAGGTCTGTACGGGTCGCAAAAGTATATGTCTCGGCCTGTAAAGCCCGCCACAATGCCATTTGGTAAGTTTGTAAGCCCGGCCAAAGTCTCGGGCGGCTCCGCCCACGTCAAACTGAGTATTTCCTCGCCCAAGTCTTCTGCCAACAATGTGTCTGAGTACGACGCTGCCGCGGCGGCTATCTCAGCCACAAACAAAAAAGTGCCTGATGTAGAGCGGTAAATTCTGCGGTGTGTTATGTTGTACCCGGACGGCAGTGAACTAAAGCTTGAAACAGACACCGGTTGTCCGGGGTATACGTCAACCGAGTTCGAGGCAGGGGACGGCGCAGACTCTCGCTCAAAACCAGATTCCTTAGATACGCTTGTGTAGGCGTATACGCGAGTTTCTCGCAAGGCATCGGTGTCGACCCCCGTCGTAGACCCTTCAGCTGCTGTGGCAGCTGAGTCTGGAGCAGCAACACCTAATGGTCTAGCCACAGTTGGATACCCCGACCCGCTCAGTGCGATCGTAGAGTAAGTGGCTTTAGGAACTCCATCACCAGTAAAAAAAGTCCACTCGCTAGTATCGCCTGCGATTTGGCTGCGGCAAACATCGACATCTGTAGTCCAGTGAAACCAGTAGTTTGTGTCTGATGGCGCTTCCTGCCCAAACCGATAAATAGTGAGCGGGGTACCTACTTTTGTCAGCGTCGTAAGCGACGCGCTAAGCCCATACATGGCCTGCAAAGACCCATTAAACCTAGGAGCGTTTAGCGCCGTTTGCGCTTGGTTCTCTTGCAGGTAGCGAGCTGGAGTTTTTGGCGCTATTCCGCCGAATGTTTTGATGGATAGCGTAGTCATGGAGGTATTTTACGCGTGCAGGCCGGGCAAGTACACTGTTTTACCATTTTCCTTTGCCGCGGTCATGACTTGCTTCTTGTTGTCGCCGGGGTTGTAGCTGACATGCACCCAACCTGAATCAGGGACGCCGGGGGTATAAAACTCAAGAATTACTTGGCGGAAGTTCAAATTGTCCACGACCCACTGCGCCAGCTCAGCGTTAGCCACTCCGGGAATCTCGATGTCCGCAGCCATACCCTTACAGTGATCTGACGTTTTAGAGCCGCCCACTTTAGTGTTTACCTCAACACTGCGAAAGCCTGAATTGACTTTAACGGGCATACCAAACCGCTCCCGCACGGGCTGCAACACACACTCACACAGGGTGGTCAGGTTCTCTAGCTGGTCGGCATCGGGGGTATTGTCAATGTCATGACGCAGGGCGGTTTCGCTTTTGGTCATCTCCACAAGGGAGAAATTGGCTGTTAGTTTCATATAAATTCGTTCTTCTTTATTTGTATGCAGACAAGTTTAAAACTTGCAACATCTAGGTCTGTGGCCAGCTTTTGTCTGACGGCGTAATTCGTCTTCTCGCACTGACTGGCTGTCGCTGTTAAGCTGCCGTTGGCAAACCCGCAATTGCCCCCGGTGAGACAAATAAAAACAACCGGCAGCCAGAACGACATGACGTACTCCAGATTATTTGACGGCGTTCCGTAGTTGGTCGCCCTTATCTTTACTGCCCATGCTGCTACCGAAATAGTAGCTCAGGATTTGCGTCACCGCAGCAGACAAGACGCCAAGGATGTAGATCAGGATGTCTTTAGCCTCGGGCTTCACTTCCACAAAGATGAGCACCGCGAACAGCAGGAACGATAAGCCTGTGACACCCAAAGCAAGAGCTGGTGTAACGATTTTATTAAGAAGAGGCGCATTCGCACTTGCAGCAATAGCCATCTCGCGCTCACGAGCACTGTTTTTATCTGCAAGAATAGCTTTAAATTTTTCATGTTCGAGCTGCTTTATTTTGGCCTCAGCTTCGGGGTCTTTGTTAATTGCCCGTATTACAGCGTCTACTTCGTCTTTGACGCCAAGCTGTTTAGAAAGCGCACTAACTGCCATGCCAGCCAGAGGACCACCAAGTACAGTAGCAATACCGGGCGCGAAGCCCTTAACCATCGAAATAAGATCATCCATTTCCGCCCCTTGTATATATGGCCCACACCAATATGGCGATAACAATCACGCCAGACAAAACAGAAACCGTAATCAAAATACCGTTAACCCACGCCCAAATCGTTTGTTTACGTTTGTATCTAGCTAGTGCTTCAGCCTTGACCGCTGCATCTCGTTTTCGCTTTGCATCAGCTTGGAACTGCAACCAATCGTCCCACAACCCCGCCCGCCCGCAGTAGACCATTATTTCTTGCAGCTCTTGTTCGTTCCGTTTGATAGCCTCTAGTGCAAAAAACGCTTCTGAATCCGAGCCGCTTGCGTTGGCTTTCTTAGCTATCGCCGCTTTATTATCGAAGAAGCTGAACAGGTGCTGCCCCGCTGCCATGATGTCTCCACCATTAGCAACAGTTTCTTTAATAACTGCAAACGCAGCATTGGCAACAGCAAGTTCAGCAAGCACGTTAATCCGGCGTATCTGCAAGGATTAGTTCGTCACCCTCAGCTTTGGGCTTTAGCGCTTCGGCAAGCAGCGACATAAACGCGTCACGGCCAACCTGTAGCTGGTCTACGTTAAAGCGTGCGGAGTTGAGTTTACGGTCTAAGTCTGCGACGTGGTTGACCAGCATCTGCTGCTCTTGCGTCATGTCCTCAAACTGATAGTCAACGCCGTCGATCTGGATGGGTGTTTTTTTGTTTTCCATCGTAGTTCCTTTAATGCGCCACCGAGGTCGGGCGGTGGCTTCCCGTTAATTTACCAAGGCGTACCGGAGGCCGCCACAGGGTTCTTTTGAGCTTCAATCTGAGTTGCCACCGATGCTTCAGTAGCCGCAACAGTTTCTTCACCCATCGCTGATTTAACCCAGCCGATTGCCTGCTCTTCAGTGATGTCTTCGTAAGCTGTTGTTACAACACCTTCTAGCCCGATAGAGCCGTATGTGTTACCACTAAACTCACCATCAACGCCAGAGCAAGTCCAGTGTGCGGTAGTTACAAATCCATCAGATGTACGGCGCTCAAGTTGTGCAATATTCCATGTAGTCATTTTAGTTTCCTTCAGTTAAAGATTTGCAGCGTCAAGACGTGCGGTTAGTGAGGCGATAAGGGCTTGTTGTTCTTGGATGGCTTTGATGAGCATTGGTACAAATATGCTGTACTTCACCGATTTGGTAACAGTCCCGAGGTCAACCCTTTCATCGCCTTGCTGTTCGTAGTCTGTACTTTCCTCTATCAAGCCGGGGAATATCTTTTCAAGTTCTTGGGCAACCACCCCGATATGTTTATCTCCAGCGTAGCCAAGAGAAGGCTTTAGGTTGTAACTAACCACGCGAACATCGAGTAGGTCAGCCAATTTTGGCGAAACGTCAACAACATTCTCTTTGAGTTTAAGGTCAGAAATGCCAGTGTAACTATTATTCGTATTTACGGCGTTCCCGTTTTTCCTTATGAAAAATACGTTGGAAACTGCAGCATTTGTAATTTGGAATATATCGTTAGTCGCGTTTAAGTCATCGGATGGAACAAGTATTGCTAATCCATCACTAGCCCCGCGTATATCGAGCTTCTTTGCTGGCGAACTCGTCCCAATCCCTACGTTTAAGTTATTATTAAATGAAATAATCTGGGAACCACCAGAATTAAAGATGCCACCGTCAGGCGTACTAGAAGCACTTGTTGCGCCAAAATACATCGAGCCGCCACTAGAGTGGTATCTAACGCCCACTGCATAATTTTCGTTATTGGCAGCAAAGAAACTTCTTCCGCCAACCACATCAAGTTTACCAGTAGGGGAAGTCGTCCCAATCCCTACGTTGCCTGCGATGGTGATGCGCATGCGTTCGGCTGAATTTGTCCAAAACGAAGTAGAGTTATTGCCATTAAACCGAATCTGACTCTGCCCAACAGACGAGTCTACGTTCCTTCTTAAAATTAAATCCGCATTGGGCCAGCCGCTAACGCTACTTGTGCGCTGGTATAGCGCCTCGAACGCGTCAGTGTTGCCCGTATACGTTGTACCACGATACAAGTACGCTTCGTTACCAGACGTATTCCCCAAATTTGGGGCAGTTGCGTCTACTTTGTATGTAGGTGAACTCGTCCCAATCCCTACGTTGCCGCTGGTATCAATATCAATACCTACGCCAGTCCCGATTGTTCCGTTTGAATAGCAGTTGTAGATTTTAAAGTTTGAACTTGTTCCATTAACACCCATACACCCTGTACCGTATCCCGGATTGGTAATTTGAATGTTTGAGTTTGTGCCGCCTTGTGTACCGTACAAAGCAAACTTAGCACCTAATGTACTCGTAGTCCCCAACAGCAAATTCCCGCTGGAGTCGAGGCGCATAGCGCCACCGCGCCAAACTGATGTACCATCTCCAAACAGTTGGAGGGCTGAAAGGTTAGTACCTGTCCTAAAATCAGCAATAGTATAGCTGCTTGTTGTCCCGCCTGTTTGTGCCCAAAGCGCTGCGCCAAAAGCACCTGTTTGCACCTCCAACTTATAAGCAGGCGAACTCGTCCCAATCCCCAGCCCCGTTGAGGTTAGGCGCATTTGTTCGGCGTTGCTGATAGCCCAAGCCTGTGCCCCTGAATTTACCGTGTCAGTTGTAATAACCCCAGCACCACCAGCACCGGCATTGGATGAAATATCCATACTTTGCTGGGAGCCGTCAGTCAAACGAAGAATCGCCCCCGCTTCGCCTTTTTTAATGGAGACTTTTGCGCCAGTAGATGCGCCTCCAACACCCAAATTCGTCCCATCAAACGTCAGCGCAGACCCAGAGGTGAGAACCTTAGAGCCGTTGAGGTAGGTGACTCCGTTGGCTGTGCCGCTAGAATATGTACCGCCGAGCTCTAGCTTGCCCGTGTTCAGGTTGCTAAAGTTTGCGTCGACTTCTGTGTTGGTAAGGGGCGAGCCCTTGCCGCTGCGTAGAACGATGGTGGCCATGTGAAATCCTCAATACAAAACTAAATTAGCTTACAGTCACAACCCAAGTGATGGTCATGCCGTCGTCTGCGCCTTTGTTGACCACAGGGAACACAGTGCGAGCTAACATAACGCCGCCGCTAGATGCGTTAAAAATACCGGCCTCAGTAACAGCGCCTGTGCCTGTGCCCGCTGGTAAGCTAGCAACGTACGTAACCTCCGCGCCGGACGTGACACCGGAAGCCAGAGTTACGCGGCCCAACTCGGTACCTAACGCCGTATCCGCAGCGTTCGCGGCGGTTGTGCCAGAACCAACAGACATGTGGCTCATAGCGGTAGCCGTACCAGTCATGCGACTGGCGATGTACCCTTTACCCGCCGTTACGACGAGGTTCTTGATGGTCTTTTCAGACTTAACGGTGCCGTCCGGCGCTGTGATCTGGATTTTGACTGCGCCTGTGGCGGTTACTTGGTCTTGAATCATGATGTGCTCCTATGCAAATTCTCGGTACTCACCGATGTAGTTGGACTCAAAGTAAGTTAAGTCACAATAGCCCTGAGAGATGACGTTGCCAGACTCGGCCAGAGCTTGGGCGTCGAATAAAACCTTGCTGATATTATATGCCGCGGTGTCTCCAGCAGCATACACATTATTTATGTACTTAGTAGCCGCGTACGTAGAGCCGTCTTCTGAAGTAGACGTATCGTTTAGCGCAAATAAGTCTTCTAGTACCTGCGTAAACGCAAAACTCTGCGAATCCGGAGCTCCTACGCTGTCCTGAGCGGCTTTAGCTATTTCAGAGTACGCCGACTCAACTGGCGCAACACTGTCGATAGCTGATTTACCAACTGCGCTGCTTAGAGCCTCCGTAACACCGACAGCATGCGCCAAGACTTTAATGGCGGACTTTTGGTTTATGTCTGCTATAGGCTGCGAATCGACAGCGGCTAAATCAACAGCAAAAGTTTGTTCGTCCTGCAGCGCGAATGAAGACTGCGACAAAGACGCAGAAAGTAGCTTGTTGAATGCCTTGCCTACTGCGTCCGCCGGTTCGGCGCTATCTGCAAAGACTCGTAGGAAGAACTTGACTATCGTTACGACATCCGGCACGCTGACAGCATCAGCCGCGTTTTTACGCGCTCTCAGGACTACTGTATCCCCGCTGCTTATAAAGTCCGAGGCCGTCTTACTTATAGCTAGGTTTATATGCTCTAAAACAAGCGCAGTATTCAGTATTTGCTTAGTTCGACCTGAATAATCTAGCGCTGCTACAACCGCTGCGTAAACACTCTCTACCGATACTTGTGGGCTAGAGTACTGAGTGCCCGAAGCTAGTAAGCTGCTCACCGCAGAAGCCACCGGCTTTAGCACTGCGGTGGTTATCATCAGAACTCCTGTCGCAACTTAAACTTTAGCAGCTCATACACAGTCTGCACGGTCGTATCCGCGAATGTAATCTCAATTTCCGCTTCGTAGTCACCAGCGTCGCCAGCTAAAGCCGTGGGGTCGTCCGCCCAGAAGAACGAAACCTGCCCAGCAGCTCCATCAGTCACAGAACCCACAAGGGTAGAGCGAACTGTCGTGTCACCCACGGCGCGAAATTTCAGCCGTACTGTAGCACCCCCAACGTTTATGGCCGCGGCGGTTGTGGTATCCGTCAGGGTTACGTTAAGTGGCGGTCGCGTATCGCCCTGCACCAGTAAAATTTTATCGGCCATACCCTACCTCTAGTAAAACGGTCGCATTTTTACAGTCGACTCAACACCGCGTAGGTCTCTAACGCGAGCGCTAGTAATTGCCCGCTCAAACATCAGCTTGTGCATACTCGCAGCGTTTATGTCTGACCACTCTTTGTTCGGGATAGCCGCTAAACGGGCTATTGCGCCTGACACAAGCGCGTCAGCCCAAACCTCATAGACCCAGTCTGGTACAGATAGCGCCGTACGACTTGGCTTCAGCGCTGCCCTAAAAGACATTGTGTAGCGCTTGTCCGGAATTGGCCACACAGAGATCATTGTGTCCTGAACAACCCAGAATTTTGTAGGCTCACCCACTTCCGAACGATTTTTTTCCGGTATTTCCCGAGAGTCTACCTGCGTAATGTCGCTACCGTCTATTGCTGCGGCGGTTATTCTCTCTATGGGAAAATCTGCAGATATGTCGTACGTACTGACGTTCGGTACCAGAAAGACTTTGTCAGCTACGTCCCGCCACACTTGTGAACGCGCCAAAAAATCAGCTGCGGCTGCAGACAAGTGGGTATCCATCGATACATCAGGGCACCCGGGAACGTGCGGCGCTAGCAGCGAGTAAAAGTCGCTCCAGACCTTAGCCATTACGCGGCTCCGGGCTGGCTAGCAGCGTTTGTTTGTGCAGTAACGCCAAGTGATGATTGGAACGCTTGGTAGTGCGCTACAGCGCGCTGTGCGTTAGCGGCGTATTCGGCGTCCTTGCTGTAGGCACGATACAGTATGTAGTCTAGTATTGCGTTTGCAAAGCTGTCGTCTACAGAAATTACATCTGCCGTAGCTTGGTTTAGGAGCTGCGTTTCTGTTAGCTGGTGCCCCGCAGGTATCGCCGCATAAGACAACTCAAGCTGCGCCGCAGTAGTCGCTGGTGGGTACACCAGAAACTCTTTTGGTACGCGTGGGTCAAACATATAGTGTTGAACCGTAGCAACCTGCGCCTCGTCATACCATGTGCGGCGCTGCTCGTCCAGCATGCGTCGGTCTATCAAGCGAACTGCGCGCTTATCTGACGTAGCGGACACATTGCGTATAACCTCTACAAGTCTGGTGGCGTTTGTGATGCCAGTGGTCAGAACTTGCCGGGCACCCGCAGCGCACGTAAACGTTGCTGTCTGAGTATTGGCGTCCGGGCGCAGGTTTACTACTTCGCGGTACGAGTCATTCAGCCAGCCCTGCAACTCTACGACCGGCCAACGCACATTTGTAGTGTCTTGTAGCAGTGTCTGTACTTTGGATATAAGTTCTACAACTTTTACGGTGGCCATTATTTACCTCACTTGCCCAGAGCTTGGGTGTCGCCCAATTCTACAGCAGTAGTGATATTTATGGTGTCAATATCTAAGTCTGTTAGTGCTTTGGCTTTTGTTTTGCGGGCGCTCTTAACTTCCACAACGTCTACAACCTGAGAGTCAGCTTGGTTAAGCGCACGTCGGCCTTCGTCGGTAAGCGTAAGTTCACTGTCAACAAACATAGCAACAGTAGTAATTTGACCGTCCACCATAGCGCGTACTTTATTTGCGTTGTATGTGCCGTTTAATTTTTTAATAATTTCGTCGACTGTCATGTTATCTCCAAAGTAAAAAGGGGCCCCGAAGGGCCCCAGTTTATCAGGTTGCCGAGCCGACCTGAGCGACTACCATAGCTTCTGGCTTAACAGTCCTGCGACCGTACACAGCCAAACCACGGACGATGTCGCCGAAGTCTGTCTGGTTGCGCAAAGGCTCAGTCTTATTCACGGTCATGGCAAAAGACACAGCGGCCTTAGTACCAGCAACCATGGTGCGACGGGCTTTAGCGTCGGTAACAGCACCACCAGTAGATGGGTCGGTCAAGCCAGCAACCAAAGCTTTAGCAGCAGCACCGCGCGGCAACAAGTTAGACACGTAAACCGTGAAACGGTCGATCATGCCTACTTTGCCGGTGCGGATGGTGCTAGAGGCGTCGCCTGTGAAGTAGGCTTGGGCTAAGGTTGACTGCATCAACAGATGACGATCAAACGGGCTCATAACCAGCCAGCGGCCATCTTCGGGCACGTTCTGCTCGTCCAACACTGTAGACATGCGCAAAATAGCCTTCAGAACGTTCTCTGGGGTAGCTTGGTCAATTGGGGCAATATCAGTGCCTAAGTTGTAAGCAGCAGAGATAGCACCAGCGGTACCGCCTTCGTTAGCGGCTGAAGGGCCTTCGGTCACAAAGCTGTTAAAAAACACTTCGTTCTCGATGGAGATTTTCAACTGCTTGGCAGCGTCTTCAGTAAACATGTTCATCAAGTTCATGTCTGACTGGTAGGCCAACACGTCGTTAACTTGCACGCCGAAGTACTTGCCCTTGCTCACTTGCATATCTTGGAAGATAGGCGTTGGAACTTCATAGGTCAAGTTTGCACCAGCGACGTAGTCGCTAATGCTGATAGACGGTGCCAAACGAATACGGATGGTGTCGCCTTGGTTCTTCAGTTCACCTTCGTATTCGGTGTTGAAGATTTCTGACATCGTGGTGTTCTGGTAGAACTTAGAAAGTAACTTGCCAGACCACAATGTGGGGATGAAAGAACCTGAATACGAAGGATCCGTATTAAAGGGGGATTGGACAGGATATACTGCGGCCATTTAAAAAACTCCTAGTAGGGTTGGTTAACTCTGCATCAGGCGGTAACACGACCGTCTGTGAAAGCAGAATCGATTTCAGCTTCAAGTTTACGAGCCTCTTCCGGCTTGCCACTCGCACCCAAATTAGCTGCTTTTGCGAACATTTTTTCGATGTCCGTGTTCGTATAAATACGACCTTTTTGGCTAGCTACTTGGCCGCTGGCGGCTGCTTTCGTAGGTTGAATCTGACGCTCTAGCTCTTCGGCTTTCAGGTTAGCTGCGGGCGCGGCACTTTGTGTTGCTTTAAAAAGCTTCACGTAATGCGCTACACCTTCTGCGTCGCCTTGGCTGAACGCTTGTTGTGCGATAGTCTTTCGTGGGGCGCGTAAGAGTGGGTCTACTTCGTTCAGCCACTCAACCCACTTGGGGTCTGCGTTAACTGCATCGAAGTCAGGCACTGCACGATGCAGGCGCTGCTCAAACGAGGACTCGCTGATTTGTGTGCCGGTCTGGGTAAGCTGCTCGCGCAACTTCTCATTCTCAGCTCGCAGATCGTCGATGTCACCACGGAATTCCATCGCCACTTCGCGTGCAACTTTGCGCTGAACTTCAATAAGGTCAGCACCGAACGCTTGGACGTCTTCATCGGTAACCAGTTTCTCTAACTGCACGGGCTTAGTGGGTTCAGCTTTTTCGGTCTCTGCGGCTTTGCGGACTGCGTCCATCTCGGCTTTGAGTTCCTTCATCTGTCCGTGTAAGCGAGGCACTTCAGCGTCGTACATACCCTTCAAAGTTTTGTACCGTTGCTGCCATGTCTCTTCCTGCGTGTCAGGCTCCACTGGGGCTGGCTTTACTTCAACAGGTTTTGTTGGCGCAGCTTCCTGAGATTTCGGGTCTTCTGGCTCTGTCGGTGTGGTGTCGTCACCTGCGTCATCCGCGAGTGGCTTGTTTCCAGCTTCCAACTGCTTTTCGAGCGCCTCTAGCTCTTTCATCTGTGCTTCGACTTGTTTTGGCAATGCCATGAACGTTCCTTTTAGCTCCAACTCCGCCTAGGGCTCCTGCTTCGGTCTGCCTGTACGTAATGGTTTGCTTACGGTTTCAAAAAATGCGGTTACTTAAGCCGCTCATAAATCTCTGACGATTTTTCAACCGCTTCGAGAAAATCAAAAAGGGTTTCCGCCCGCCCTTGTAATCTGCTAATACGCGCTGGTTCTTCAGCGGAAATTAGAGCTGTCTTAGTTTCTTCGAGTCGAACTCGAAACATATCCAGCAGTGCTTCAGATTCCGGCAGCTTGCAGCGTTGAAGCGCTTGCATTTGCTGTCTGGTGGGCTTATTCCCTACAAAAATCTTCATACTTGGTTTATACCAGTGAAAAAATATAATGTCAACGACCGTTAGGACGTGGTGACATTATATTGCTTTCCCGCCCACCTACTTGCGAACCATCTGGCAACATATTGCGTGGAGCTGGCCCTTGTTGCATTCCGGGCTGCGCCCCCTGCTGCATCTGACCTGCCACCTGCTGTAGTTGCTGTTGTAACTGCGCAATTACTTGCTGTTGTTGCTGTATCGTGCTTATCTGCTGGCGGTCAGGGACAATTCGGTCTACGTTGCCATTTAAGTTACGCGCCGCGTCTCGCAACAATTCAGCAGTTCCGTCCATGCCAACAATCTGCTGGGCAACTGGGCTATTAAGTACCAGCATCATGAATTCGTTGCGGCGAACTGCTTCGGCTTCCTTAACTACTAGCGCTGACGCGCCGCGAGCTACAACGTTAATGTCGCCCTTAAGGTCATCGTCCTCTGAGTAGCGCATGTTGTCTTCGTACAAGCGCTCAATGGCTGGCGTGATGATGTTGTGGTCGATGTTGTTAATAACCTGCTTAATGCCCTTGCCCGCGTTGCTAATCAGCATGGACAGGCCGGAGGAGGTACGCGCAGCACCGGGTGTGTTTTCGCCGGACATATAGCGAGGCAGCATCGTGTCTTCGTCAGCGCGTGACGAGAACTTGTCAAACACAGCCATCAACTCGTTGGCGTTGCTGGTGGGCTGGAAAAACTGCACTGGGGCTGAGCTGTCAGCAATCTCTGACTGCGTAAACTGCCAGATTTTCCATGGGTGCATCTGTGTAATGTCCTCACCTACTGGGAGGCGAGACACGTTAACGCCGACTTGCGGGCCTGAGCTAATACCCATGTTGTTGGCGAGTGAGCGAGCAGCGGAGTTCACCATGCCCTGTGAGTCGCGGCACAAATCTGGCACGCCCTTACCCTCAATCTGGCCGGGTATGGTCTCGTAGGCCGTTACGTAGTACGGCTTGCGGCCCAGTGGCTCGTAGTTCAGAGCAGCGCGAATGACGGTATTGCCTATCAGCCACACCTCGCAGGGGTACGACAGCAGCGGGTCTGGTATGTCCTTCTCGGTCATGCCCCACTCAATCAGGAGCTTGCCTTCAACTGAGTCCCATAGCTGCAACGCATCTATCAGGTCAGTCGTAAACGTAGCTTCTGTAGTGTTCTTGCCCTCAGCCTGAGCCTTGGCCGTATCAGTCCACAACCACTCGTTCAAACCGCCTGTGCGGAACTCCGCAAGAATTGACCGAATGGCGTCGTCGTTGTAGCCCGGGACGCCGAGCAGACTCTGCAAAGACTCAGCGGTCATTTTGTGCCGCTCCATCACAAAGCCGTCTTGGATGTTGCTGGCCCAAGGTGCCCAGTACAGCATAAACGGGTCAACCCGCTCCCACTCGTTGCGAATAATCTCAGCTGACTGCAGCTTGCCGCCGACCCACTTCATGGTCTTGCGCTTGCGCTTGACCGGGCCTTTCATAACAGCGAACGGGAACGTTGCGATGTCTTCGATAAACTCGTTCAGCGCTTTGAACCAGCCGCCTTCAATGAGCTGGTCTTCCATTTTACGTTCCATGCGATCAACGCGAAGCTCCGCCTCTTCCTGCATGCGGCGCATCGTAGCGTCTTTCATGCGGCTGGCTATCTCGCGCAACTGTGACTCCGTCGGAACCTGCTGGCCCTGCGTCATCAGCGCTTCTAACTCCTGCGCCATCTGGCCCTGCAAATCCTGAACTACGAAGTCCGGCAGCGTTGGCTCTGGCGTAGCGTCTAGGCTCCACGCTTTGTCTTTTCCGGAGCCGGTGAGTGTGTCGCGCAGCCAGCTTGTAGCCGCACGGGCCTTGACTGAGGTGAGCTGGATATAAATCTCTGAGCCGCCCTGCGCTTTGATGGCGGATAGCACGTCAGGGTCATACTCACCATTGCGCTGACGCAGACACTGCAGCATGCGCTCTTCCAAGTCTCGCTTACCGTCCTTGGCGACTTCCCATCGTGAGCTTACGTGCGAACTCAACCCTTGGATAACCGGCGAGTTCTGCAGCTCCGCATTGCGCGCCTTAGCCTGCGCCTCAAGGTCTTTAGCGCTGGTGACGGGGATTAGTGCGAGTCCTGTGGCCATGGTGGCTCCGTATATGGTATTACTAAGATTTTAACCGCGAAGCGCCGTAGGTCAAGTGTAGCGGTATGGGGAGGCCACAACTTTACGACGCCCTCCCTGCAGCTCCACGCCGCGCACGTTCATGTCAATAACTGAATCGGCGTACTGGTTGGCGTCGTGGACGTGAGAAAACTGGTTCTTGTCTGGTTTGTCTTCCATCTCCCCGTTCTTTTTAATTTTGTACCGGTAGCCGTACTTAAAACCTTTTATGAGGTGTGTACAACGAGGGTCTACAAGGTACATCGCCTTACCCTCCAACTGTTGAACCAGCAAACGCTCCACTGCTTGAATACGTTTTTCTGGGTCGTTGGTCGGCGGTCGCACGCACTTAAATCCGGCTTGCTTAACCACATCCACCAGTGACATCTCGCCCTGCTGTTGTTTGGCGTACCCGGCTGGGTCTGGCGCACACACAAAAGAACACCCTTGAAAATTGTTCGCTATGTGCGGATTCAGCTTAGTTCGTATGAATGTCTCGATGCCCATGTTCTCTGACGTCAGCTCTGACAGCGTAACTACTCGCCCCCTTGGGTCACGCTGCTTAAACACTGCTGCTGGTGTACGCCCGAAGTCAAGGCCGATAATAACTGGGTAGTCCCCCGAGCGAATCACTTTCAACGGCTCCTCGGATATGTGAAACTCAGGCGTAAACGTCTTATCGTACACCGGCGTGCCGCTGAGACTGCGGCCATACTCCGAGCGCAGATACACGCGTAGCCAGTCTTCAGTCTTACCCGGGATTATGTTGGGGTAGTACTGCTTGGGCAGGTGGTTGTAGTTGTCGCAGTTCGGGTTAACTGTCCACTCCACGCCTTCTTTGTCTAAGAACACGCCGTCCGGCTCTTCGCCGAACATGTCTACGTACTTATCTGGCGTAACGATTGCCGCTGGCTGCTTGTACACCGCCCAGTTACTAGGCGGGTTTTCCATCTTGTCGTGCCACCAAGTGTCTTCGTCTGGCATGTTGGTATCAAACAACGCACATGACCGCGTCGGCCCGCCGTCTTTCATAGACGGGTACCGGTTCAGTCGGCCCAACAAGCCGTCAACAACATCTGGGTGCAGCTCTCGGCTCTCATTACCCCACAGGAACGTTGTCTCAAGCGACAGCGCCTTCCTAACGTCGTCTGGAGTATCCAGCGCGATAAACAGCCACTCCGATTCAACTACTGTGCCATCGCTGAGCTTCGCTTTTAGCAAAAAAGTCTTCTCAACGGCCTTCCAAATGCCCATTTCACCCGGCGGCAGCCAGTCGAATACCGTTTTTCTGGTCGTTAGCGCCAGCTGATCGGACGTGTTTCGCACGATTACAGCCCGTGTTTTGCGTATATTTCTGGCATTCGGGGCCTGCCCACAGGCTAATTTCACCAGTTCATGCACGCAAGTGACCGATTTACCCCCGCCAACTGGGCCAGCCAGCACGCGAACGTACGCTTCATTGGCCATATACCCGGCTTGGGTCTCTGTGGGGTCATACGTACTCATACGTTAAGCTCTTTCAGTGGCATATCAATGATAAGTGGCTCGTGCTGGGTTCCGCCGGACAGCGAAACTGTACCGCCGTTGATGATAATCGTAGGTAAATTGAGCTCTTGCTTCTCTTTTTCTTCTTTGGGCTCTAGGCCACCAACCTTAATTAAGGTTTTCAGGACGTCGTGCTTCTGGTTTAGGCTGGCGTTACTCCCTGCGGCCTGCATGTACACCTGATCTAGCAAATCACCGGCCATCCAAGCTGCTTTTGCTTTGAATGTTACGCCGTCACGATCAAACTCTGCTCGTTTCGCTGCCACGCGTAGTTGAAACCACTTCTGACCATTCAGCTCGTTGAACTGCTCTACTGACATTCCGTGGCGTGATGCCACGATGACGTCGTCTTCCATACCCAGCGCAATGCTGGCGATCATCTCGTCGCTTACTTTGGGAAACGAGACAGTTCTTGGGCGTAGGTCTAGTGGCTCATCGCCAATATCAATATCTTCAAGCGCCATTTGCCGCCTCAGCGCGTCTTACTGCTGCCAAGTACTTCTCGCACGCTACTCGTACAACTTCCGCAGCTGCTACATCGTTCTTGGCAGCGCAAGCTTTTATATCTTCTAGTAGGTCGTTGGGTAGAAATACATTCCACCGCTTCATGTCTTTGCTCATGAGGCAATCCTTACGTGTGTATGTACATATTCTATATCTTTTTTCTAAAACGCGGTGCTTTTTGGGGTGGGGGGTGCTGCGGGGCAGGGTGTGTATGCGGTTACGTGTGTATGTTCTTAATTTTTCAGCCCGCTATGTGACTGCCTCGTAAGGAGGGTGGGGGCGGGGGGGTGGGGCTGGGGGGCCTGTGGGGGGCGGTCGAGTAGCAAGCCCGCATAGAGTGTAGGGCTTGGTGAGTAGCAAGCCCGCATAGAGTGTAGAGAGTATCGCCTCTCTAGCTACCAATAATGTTAATTGCTTTTTGAAGTGACAGCACTACGGGATTGTCACAGTTGCGCTACGGCGTGACATTCAAAGCATGGGTAATGAGCTAGGTAGTAGTAGTGTATTTAAAAATTCAGTTATCAGTATAGGTGAAATTTACAACTTCATCATGGTGCAGTGTTAGAATAATGGCGCACCTGACATGAATACTTTATCAGTAATGAAATAGGTAACGTGTAGGAATAATGTATTAACTTGGTTATGCTCTGTGCATTGGCGCGCATCATATAGGGTTCTTAAAATAATTCCAGCGTCTATAGTAGTTCCGTATAAAGTCCCTCCGCACAGCATAAAAAGTTTGTATGTGTGAATGCCCAATGGAAAGACATTGGCGGGCAAAGTGTTAGCCCTAATGAACACGAGCGTAATAATCCGGCGGTACGCGGTACAGAAAACCCGCCTAAACAATTTTCCTAGTCCATGAATTTATGAGATTCGTGGGCTTAATTGTGTGTATTGATTCGCAGTGCATACATAAAGCCTAAACTATATTGGAAAATTATCATGTCACAAATAACTGAATTCGCACCCGCAATTATCACTGTATCTGGTGCAACCAAATTAGAAAAACAATTAAGCGTAGTTAACTACGCAAGCCCATCTACCAGAATGGCCTTGGCCAATGCAACTGGCAAAATGGGTATCGCCGCCCGTAATGGAATTGCAAATGGCGGTTTGAATGGTATAGCCAAGCAGTCTAGTATGGGTAACTACAAACCCGCCGCTGAGTACTTTGCCGCCCGCCTTGGTCAAGGGTTCGTAATATCGAGCCGCAGTACGTTCGAGTCGCTTGCCGACCAAATGGAAGCCCGTATTATGCAAGCTAAGTCCGCCAAGAATGGCGGCTATGTAACTGACAAAAAGACCGGCGGCCAAAAGCCAAGTGCCGCCCACGCCTTAGCCCTTGAGTTGAAGGCCATCTCGGTTGAGTTGGTATCAGTTGCGGCTGACTTTGCCATGCAGGGTCGCGAAACCCGCACCGCTATCACTGCGTGAGCTTAAGAACCCAAGTACTACACGCTTATCAAAATGGACGTGTTCTATTAAGTACTGCTTTTTGCAGTGCGTGTAGTACTTTCTTAGGGGCATGTCGGATTTGTAGTACTACATTCAGCGCACCCCAAAATTGGCTGAATAGATTGACTAAATCCCAAGGCTCATAAGTGCTTGTTTTTAAAGGCTTTCTTATGTATCTATCTATCTATTTAGACAATAAGACAATAAGACAGTAGAAACAGGCCCCTCGTAAGATTTTGGCACCCTGTCTGGGCTTAAGAATTTCGCCCGCAAAATCCGCTTCATAAAAACAGCTCCCCAAAATCCCCCTGCCTGTATTCCTCGCTGACTAAATACAAACTTTTGGCAGTTTTCACCCACAAAAACAAAAAAATATCATTAGCTTTTCAACGACTTAGCGCGCACACCTAACCTCATTTCAATTCAGCGCACCACTGACTAAATACACCCCACTTTCTGACTAAATACAAAATCTCAGGCCATACACACCCGTCAGACCCCCTCACCCCTTCAACCAACCGGAGTCACACTCATGGAAAACCACGAAGAACCCAACACAATCACTGTCGAAGCCCGCACCATCTACGGCGCAGTCAAATACTACCCAATATCAGAGCACGCCAAAATCATGGCCAAGTTGGTAGGAACAAAGACCCTCACCGACACCCACATCATGTACATCAAACTACTCGGCTACGTGATACGAGTCAAGCAAACCCAACCCGAAACACTGTAACCGAGTGCGCCAGCACTCATGGAGCACTCACCGTGACAACACACCAAGACCAGCGAAACAGGGACAACAAACTGTTCGCACTACTGACCTACATCATACTAATAGTATCCGGCGTTGTTGCGCTGGCAACATACTTCGACGTATTAACCAAGTAAGGAGAAACGACATGACCGAATCACGCAAAGTAAACCTGAACATGAACGCTGTGGATATTACAAACGTAATTGGAAACACAAACCGAGCCGAATTCGAAAAGGCAATTGGCTACTTATCTACATGGAATCTAACATTCCCAGAGGTAAACATATTCTCCGATAGCAAGGACGAATTGACGGCGGTGTATATAACCGCTGAAGGCGAGCGAGGATACGTAATTGGTGCAGTATGGCACGAAGACCACTACGGATTCCACAGTTAAAACCAACCAACCGAAACATTGGAGATGACATGAAAAACTACGCCGTAGAACTGAAGCGCACATCGTATGTGACGATAGTCGTAGAGGCCAACACACAAGAGGAGGCCGAAGATTTGGCATGGGAGGAACTAGAGTCAGGCGAATCCTATGGCATTTCAGACGACGCCGACTGGCAAGTAAACAGTATTGACATAACCGACTAAGGAGACGACATGACACAAGTAGTAGTTAGCAAAGAACTATTGGAGCGGGTAATCAACTACCTGCAGGACGCCGAAGAAACCCACTACGAGGAGACCATAGACACCTACGGCGTTGACTCGGACGAAGTCAACGGGCACATATACGAGACCTGCCGCATCCTGCGGTGCGAATTGGGAGAAACAGAATGACAAACGAGCAACTAAAACAAGCCCAATACATCGCAGAGTACATACAAGAGGAGTTGGGCAGGGGTGTAAGCCCTAGTGACATAGGCGCATGGCTGATAGCCGATGCGATGGACGCCTATGAGGGCGGAGCCGCTGGCACAGTACCGCCCTGAAATCCTGTCTGGCTACACGCAGTCAGACGTTGATGAACCGATAGAACCGCTTAATCATTAAACCTTTGGAGAACTCAGATGAAATTCGCATTTATCCCAAAAGCCCAATACAGCATCGGGCAAATCATCGAAGTGCATGGCAAGCCCATGCGAGTAGAAAGCTACACCCACACAGGCAAGAACGTCACAGTTCACACGCTTGAGGGCGCACCACGTTTTGAGCGCATTGTGTGCATATGCACCGATGCCCAACCAATTCAAGCGGAGATGACATGAACGGATACATTGCTTTTTACAACGGCAAGCAAATCGAGGTATATGCCGACACCTCCTATGAAGCACAAAAAACAGCCATTGCTCAACTACGGCCACCGAAGTCCAAGCAGCACATGGTCACAGTGGTGTTGGCCGAGAAAAACGGCCAACAGGTAACTCACTCGACGGAGGGAATATGAGCCGCACAACCTAGGAGAAACGACATGAACACGCTAACCAGAATTACTTTACTTGTCTACGCAGTTGCCATAGTGGTACTTGCACTGGACATGTTTGTATGGCGACCGTAAGCCGCCTGTCAGCTTACACAATAACAATGAACCCTGTAAGTAAATATAGAACACATAACAACCAAAGGAAACCATCATGAAATATCAGAACATCAAAACATCCATCATCGAACAGTTCAAGGCCCCACGCGGTAACGTGGTCGTGCCGTTTATCCTAGGTGCGCCCGGCGGCGGTAAGTCAGCCTGCGCCCGTGAAGTAATCGCCTCGCTGGACATACCGCCGGAGCGAGTAGTAGAGTTCACCGCATCACTGCGCGACCCAGTGGACGTAATGGGCACGCCCAGTAACAAGGGTGAGTTCACACGCTGGACGCCACCCGAGGAGTTCTACAACCTGCGCAGTGGAGTAGGAAAATCAGCACTCATTCTGGAGGAATTATCTGACGCGCCTGTCCCCATGCAGAACGCGCTGTGCAGTGTGATTTACGACCGCCGCGCTGGTAACTTGCAGTTGTCCGACCAGCTGTTCATCATCGCCACAGGTAACCGCACCGAGGACAAGTCAGGAGCCAACCGGATAACCAGCAAGCTGGCAGGGCGTACACGACGATTTGACTTCTCGGAGAACATCGACGACTGGACAGTGTGGGCGCTGGATAACGACATTGACCCAGTACTGATTCAGTTCCTACGCTTCCGACCCGGGCTGTTGTCTGACTTCGACGCCAACCGCTTCGCCAACCCCACGCCTCGTACATGGGAGCGGGTTAACCTGATTCCTGAGTCACTGGCTAAAGACTTGTTCTACGACAACGTAGCTGGCGAGGTAGGTGAGGGCGCAGCCGCTGAGTACACAGGGTTCCGCAAGATATACGCTTCGCTCCCAGACGTTGATTCTGTATTGTTGTCGCCAGATACAGCAGAAGTTCCGACTGACCCAGCTACGCTGTTCGCCCTGACTGGTGCACTGGCTAACAAGGCCACCAAGGACAACTTCGACCGAGTTACTAAATACACAGCCCGCTTGCCGCGTGAGTTCGATGTGATGTGTACCAAGGACGCGATTCGTAAAACACCAGATGTACGCCGCACCCGCAGCTTTATCGAGTGGGCCTCACGTAACGCAGAAGTATTGATGTAACAACCTACACACTAAAGGATAACTAACCATGACAACACATACCAAACTAGCAGACAAGGCCATGCTTGTGAAGCTCACTACACGTAGAGTCTCATTGACCAAGCGCGATGAGTACCTTACGCGAACCTTACAAACACAAGAGAATGACAAGTCTCTGACTGTACTGACCAAGTTGTTCAAGCAGCCCGCCTCACCAGTTCGCCAAATCATGGCGGCGTACAACGAGGTGTACCAGTACCACAAGACCAACACACTACCGTATATAGATGGAGGCCCCCGACTGCTGCCTTCGGAGCGGTATATAAACTACACCGAGGAGATGCGACACCTAATAGCTAAGGCAGACAAGCTACTGGACGCCTACATGCCGCAGTACACCAGCTTAGTAGACGACGACGTGGCGTACCGTAACAGTTCTACGTTCACAGGGCGGGTAAGGGCTAGCTCCCTTGATTACCCATTGGCGCAGGAGTTTGCACAATCAATGTCAATTGACCTACGCTTTCAGCCCATGCCTTGCGAGTCACACTTTTTGTTTGACTTGTCCGAAGACGACCTAGCATCGTTCCGCCGCTCGGAGGAAGAGGCCGCACTGATGGCCAACACCGATACGCTACAGCGCATGCTCAAGCCGATCAAGACACTGGTAGACAGGCTGGCCGAGTACCGAGGTGAGAAGGGCGAGCGCTTCCACAACAGTCTGGTAGAGAACGTAATCGACGGGTGTAAGTTAGCCCGCCAGCTGTCACTGTCCCCCACGCCTGAGTTGTTGGCTGAGATTGCCTTGTTGGAGGACGTAGCCAAGGGTTACTTAGATAACGTGGAGATTATCAAGGGAAGTGCGCATGCCAGAGAGCAAGCTCGCAGTAAGTTAGCGGAAGTAGCATCAAAGATGTCAATGTTTTCATAAGGAGAATTCACCATGGCAGTAACCAAGTTAGACCGCGCCAAAGTATCGGTTGTGTCACAGCATCCGTTCTTCGCATCCATACTCATGAAGCGCAAGCTCATCGAGGACAACACCATCAAGACCGCCGCAGTCGATCAGCGCGGGCAGATTTACTACAACCCAGAGTTCGTAGAGAGCCTGTCGGTCGATCAGCTAGTGTTCGTACTGTGCCATGAGGTAGGTCACGTTATCGGTCAGCACTCGCTACGTCGCGGCACCCGCCAAGCCAAGCGCTGGAACACAGCCGGTGACGCATGGATTAACGACATGCTCAAGGCAGCGGACATCGGCGAGTTCGTCGACGGTTGCGTAGACATGCCCGGCTCCAAAGACCGCACGGTAGACGCTATCTACGACGGGTTACCAGATCAGCCAGACGGTAGCGGCTCAGGCCCCGGCGGTATCGGTGATGACATCATAGAGCGAGGCGACCCCCTCAGTTCCGAGGAGGCATCGCAGATCGACGCTGAGACTCGTGTGGAAGTAGCACAAGCAGCACAGGCTGCCAAAGCACAGGGAAAGATGACGGCTGGCCTAGACAAAATTGTGACTGAGCTACTGGATGTGCGGGTGCCTTGGTACGACGTACTAGAGCGCTACATGATTGCATTCACCAAGGGTGACTACTCATGGGCACGACCTAACCGCAGGTTTACTGATGTGTACCTGCCTAGCGTTGGCAAGATAGCGACCATGGGAGAGTTCGTACTGCAGGTCGATGTGTCCGGCTCGATCACAAAGCGCGAGTTAGATTACTACAACAGCCACATGACTCGTATAGTAGAGCAGTGTTCGCCGGAGCGAGTTCACGTCTTGTACACAGACTCAAGTGTTGTAAAGCACGTAGTGTTTGAGCAGGGCGAGGAGTTCGCACTGGAGTTCTACAGCGGCGGGGGCACTGACATGGAGTCAGGCTTCGACTACCTAGACAAGGAGGGGATTTCACCGGAAGTATTCGTGTGTCTCACTGACGGCTACACGGACTTCAACACGTCGAAAGCCCCGACTTACCCCGTTGTCTGGTGTATTTCCAGCGACATCGAAGCGCCATACGGCGACAACATTCACTTTTCTTTGGAGTAAAAAATGGCTACTGAACAATCACTTACAACGCAACTAAACGACCTAGTAAAAACATACGATCAGCTAATAGCTCAGTGCTACGTAGCACTTCGCGAAGACGCACCGCAAGAGGAGCGTGACGCACTTCGAGATGCGATCAAGCCGGAAACCAAGTAACAACTAAGGAGAACCTACCATGGCAACAGTAAAAATTACAAAAGAACTTACTAAAAGAACCGAAGGCATAGTAAATACCATGCGAGAAAAAGAGTTACTTAGTTTGTTTTTAGAAAAAGATTTCAAAGTATCTGGGGTAGACGCCAGTGATCTGTACAACAGAATAGCGTGGGGCACTGACAAAATGCACCTCATTAAAGAGATGCCAGATGGTTGGATACGTAGAGTAGAGATCAGCGACATCCTCGTTACGGATGAGGCTGGCGATGATTCTGGCGTACTGCAACTGCACAGCATAAGTCTTTTCGATATGCGCAGCGCTTTTATTCGTCCGACAGCGGAAAGATACGGAGGCCAAATCCCCAAAATTACAGTAGCCGAGTTAGCTGAGATACCTGACCACATCATTGGAGTAGCGGAGTTACGGCAAGCTGTAAAAAACTGCGAGGCTAGGTTGAGCATACGTAAAAGGTGGGAGGGAGTAAGTACTAAGGTGTCGGAGTTCTTAGCAAAGTGCTCAACGCTCAACGAGGCTGTAAAAATTTACCCAGCGGTTCGCATGTACATACACGTAAGCGACCTAGAAAGACTCGACCGAAAGGTAGACAAGTCAGCTAAGAGTAAGGAAGTTATTGAGAATATAGACTTCGATGCGCTTACTGCAGCAGCAGTGGCGAGCAAAATATCTTGATTAGGAGAACACTATGACAGCACTTAAAGAAGCCCTTACTGGGGCTATCGGCACTTGGAAATTTGACGACAGCGGTGACGTGGAATCGACAGCCGAGATAGAAAAAACAGCACTCACAAACACTGAGTACATGTTCAACATGATTAGGGCCCATGGCAGTATGACTGGCGTTGATGCGCGCGACGAACTAGAAGCTCGCGGAATTAAGTGGGCTAAAGACTCATCTGCAGTTTTAGGTCAGTTGGCTAGGCGAGGGCTAATGTCCAGTGCCAAGGCGAATACCATCTACGGCTACGCCACGAACAGATACGCCTGCTTATACCCAGAGTATCACCGCTCAGTAAAGGTCGCTAAGAAGAGCAGGGCAAAGCTCACAGCTCCGCAGGCACTTACACCTACAGCATCTAAGCGAGAGGCTATGTTCAAAATGGACTTTACTACGCCAGCCGCAGAGATTGTGGAACACCTAACGCTACGCCAAGCCCGGGCCGTGTACGACGAGTTGGCCGCTGTGTTTGGAAAGGACTGAGCCATGACCGCACCGGAAGAGTTAAGCCGCTTACCATTTAACACTGGCAAAGTAGTCATCGGTAGCAAGTACGTCGTGCCAGTCAGAGGTGTAGAGATGAGCACCACAGAGTTACGCATACAACGTGCCCTGCTTGGTAAACCAATGACGTTTATGGAGCGTATTAGATATTGGTTTGACAATGCGTAAGCGCAGCAGCTACAGGCCCAAGGGCGTGCGCCTTAATCCCATGGAGTATGTCATTGAGAGTCTGACTCCGGTGGCGGCGCACGGCTCCATACTTATTGACTTAAAGCTAAAGAACCACGCAGCATTGGCCACGACGACTCAGGGAAGGGCCGACCGCAAGACCATTGACGTGCTGATTGCCGCTTTAAACATGACGGAGACGCTGTACAAGAAAGGCTTTGGTGACGTTGAGGAGCACGGCCCGCTGGTTAAGGCTGGCATGCAGGCGTTGCGCTCGCTTGGTGCGCGTGGCGCGGACACTGGGAAGTTCATCATGAAGTCCGAGGAGATGGCGGCGCTGAACGAGGCAATGGAGTTGCACGACGCGCAGCTGGAGGTGATAACGGTGAAGGACATGGAGAATGCCCTGCACCATATTTACGAGACCATTAAACACAAACGTGCCACGCCTATTGTGGCCAAGGAGAAAGTGAAATGACACGAGAAGAAATGATGACAGACGGTACGCAGTACTGCTGCTACTGCGGGTGCGAGGTAAATGCACGGTTCCAATGCTGTGGTGAGAACCACTTTCAAACATTTGCCGAGATGCGCCCTGATGAGCAGGACGAGTTTTTGGACAACGAGGAGTAAGACATGACACCTTTGATTAGGGAAATGGTCAGCCTTGTAGTTGATGCTGGCCTTGACCCAACTCAAACGCATTGGTTTGATTTGACGGGCGTGATTAAAACCCCCCACGT